TTGCTGGTTGGTGAGCGTCTGAGCAAAAGGCATAGGACAACCAGCCCCAGCCGAAGCTGGTGGTCATCCCGATACCTTTGCGATCTTGCTGGCTGGAGCCGCGCCGTCGCATTGGCCCTATCCGTGGTGCATCGCCCGGAAAGGTCGGCAGTTGCTTGCGACGCGATTGATGCTGCGCCGGGAACCACGCCTCTGCCTTTCGGACTGCGCTTTGCCTGAGGTTCCGCCCCACGGTAGGCAATTTCGGTTGACCCGCCGCCGTCTGGTTTCTTACCGACCGGGGCAACCGTGATGTGTCAATCATGGCGGTGTTTTCTCCCGCTCTACGCGGGCCAGAAACGCCGCTTGATCGGTTTCCGGCATAGACCTCCACAAAGCCCAGAACAGGCGCTTGCGGGCGCGTTCTGCGAAGGTGGCGCGCGGTATCCGACGCAACGCCGCCGCAACGTAAATCTCCAATTCAATCGGTGTCGCCATGTCAGCCCACCAAGACGCATCATCGCGCATGTTGCCAAATGGCTCGTAACGCGGAGCACCGCCGCCCACAGTGTCGAGGGCTGCGCAAAGAGCCTCACCGATAGCCGTGCGGCCTCCGGGGTGACGCTCTGCTATGTCAACAGCGGCGTTCAGGTGGCGGCGCATTGCGTCCTCTGACCCTGCTTGCCCTGCGTCTATGCGCTCGTGAATGCTCATGCTGCCCGCTTTCTAAACCGCTTCACTTCGCGCTCGATCAGGCCATAGGCGCTGGTGTCAAAGTTGCGTGGGATTGGTGCGTCGAACCAGCCACCCGGCAGCTTGTGCCCCTCATAGATGCCAGTCCAAACGCCGTAAGCCCATTTGCGGGCGTGTTGCTCGCCCTTGCGCGTTCTCTCGCTGGTGAAAGCAAGTGCGGCCTCCCAGACCTTGCGCGGCTCTTTCAGGCACTCGGCGCGCAGTCCCGGCCTTGCCGATAGCGCCGACGATGCCAGACTGAATTCCTGCATTTCGCCCTCGACGTGGTGGATGCCGGATCTTGCAGGGCGTTCAAACCCGCAGGCCATGCATGTCGGGCCGCGCATTGCGCCGCTACACTCAGGGCAAACAACCTTTTCACGTTCGATCTGGTTGCGCTCGCGTGGCTTGGCGTCCCGCTTTTCTGCCTGATCCAATGGGCCGCAGCCGTTTTCCCACACGTCGAACGTGTCGAGGGCGAACCGCTCCACATTGCCGCTGTGGTCGAGCCACAAAGCCTTGTCCTTGCCGGGGCTGGACCGCATGACCCGGCCAATCTCTTGCATATGGCTAGACAGGCTCTTGCGGTATGGCTTACAGGAGATCCCGCAGCGCACGTCTGGGACATCAAAGCCCTTTGTGAGAACCCCGCAGGAGATCAGGCCGTGTATTGTGCTGTTTGGCTTGCGGAATTCGCTGATCTTGGCCGCGCGCTCTTCGTCGCTCTTGTCGAGGTAGCTGACCTGTTGGAAATTGAACCCGGCAGCGGCGAAGGCTGCGCAGAGTTCGCGGCCATGCTCAACCGTTGGGCTGAAAACGATTGTCTTGACTGGACCGCCGAAGTTGGCCGTGGTCTTGTCGATCCACTCTTGAACCACATCACCGATGATCTGAATGCCAGCCGTGCTGGCGCTGCTGTCCGAAAATTCGCCGTAGCTGTTCAGACCAAGTTCGCTATCCTCTGGCGAGCGCGCAACGTAGATTGTTGGCTCAACCAGATACCCGCTGTCAATCAGCGCGCGCGTGGGGATGACATTGACCACGCCCTGCCAGTGCTGCCCCATACCCTTGGTAAAAGGCGTGGCCGTCAGCCCGACGACAACCGCTTGTGGATTGTCCGCGATGTAGGCCAGCGTCGATTTATATTGCGCGTGGCATTCGTCGTAACAGATCAGATCCGGCTTGCGTGGCAGGGTACGGCGCGCAAGCGTCTGGATGCTGCAAACCTGCACATTCTCAAACGGCTGGTAACGCTCGTGGATGCCCTGCAAGATGCCGTGCGGGATGCCGTATTCGTCCAGCGTGGCGCTTGTCTGTGACACCAGCGAAACCCGGTCCACTAAAAACAGCGCATATTTTCCTTTTTCGTCAGCCTGTTTCAGAAGTTTTGAGGCGATGACGGTCTTGCCCGCACCAGTCCCGGCACAAAGGATCTGTTTGCGCAACCCATCGCGCAGGCCAGACCGCAGCGCCTCGATCGCATCCTCCTGATAGGGGCGAAGGCTGATCTCTTTGGGCTGTGTGAAGTTCAGCATCTTGCAAGCACCTCTCTCAAAGCGGCGTTGTTCGCATCCTCGCGCGATTGCCCGCCATCAAATTCCCGAATAGCTGCGCGCTCTTCCCAATCGTCATAGAGCGACCAGATTTCCCGCATCAGATCGGCGCGATTTTCGCTGATCCAGCGCATGGCGTTGCCGTCCAGATCGCCGCGCTTGACGATCTTGAGGCGCCATCCGGCGCGCTTTACTTCGCCACCGTGGGCGTGGATGCGGGCGAGGATCTTAGGCATAAGGAATTTCGATTTCCTCTGCCTGCGCCGCGCGCTTTTCAGCCAGCTTGAGGCGGTATTCCATCGCCTTGGCGCTGCGCATCGCTTCGTCTCTTGTGAATTTCGCCGCGCCTAGCTGTTCCATCAGGCGGCTGACTTTCGCCCCCAAATCGCTGCCAACGCTCAGATCCTTAACCGTCTGCTTTAGGTCCGCAATCTGGCTGCTCTGGCTGGCGATGCGGTCGCGGGCCTCTTTGTTTTCGAGGCGCAGAGCGATCCAATCATCCTCGCGGGCTTCGTCGGTCAGCTTGCGATATTCGGCGCGCAGCTTGGCGTGTGGATCTGGCGCGTCTGGTTTCTGTGCGGTCGCAGGGCCGTCCACCGCGTCATTTGCAACGCTTATCCCTGCATTATCTGCCCCGGATGTGTCCGAGGCCTTATGAACGATGCTTGGTTCATCAACGCGCGATGACCCAACTTGATCGGCATTCGATGCAGCCTTTTCAGCCTCATCCCTTAGCCGCTTTTCCTCTGCCAACCGTTCAGCTTCCCGTTCGGCCTCGATCTCTTTCCACTTTGCGTGGATGCCGCGAACCGTGCCCGCTTTTCCAGCGGCTTGGGCTTCTGCAAATTGTTCAGAGTTGGCAGCGGCCCACATGGCGGCTTGCTGTTCGCCGGGATGAGGCTCCTTATCCAAGTTGGATGACAACACCGTTTTTTCTAACCACTGTCCAAACTCCCTATCGCCGGGAAACAGCGCGCGCCCCTCGTTCAATGCCGCGCCATAGGCCAGCCAGCCCGCAAGCGTAAATTTTTCACCTTGCGCGACACCTTCCAGCCCCTTGCGGGCCTCATTGGCAAGCGTGTCCAAGCGATAGCTGCGTTCGTTGTGTCCCAGATTGCTCATGTCTCGATGATCTCCAAACCCATCGCCTGCGCGACGGCGCGGCGAACCTCATAATCCCGCGTGACTGCGCCCTTGCTGTCCTCGTAGACGGTCGCCCATCCGGCGCGCTTGTCCTCATAGACAAAATCAACGGTCAGCTTCATCTTGCGGCCTGTGCGCGTCCTAAGCGGCGCGTCTCTGCCTTCGAGGTGGATAGGCACTTGGCGGCGCAAGTTGCGGATCTCGCCCGCACGCTCCATCATGCGCAGTTCACCCCAACGGCGGGCCTCGCGCATACTGTCAAAGCGGATGCCATCGACGGTCGTGGGGATTGCGCCGAATTTGTTCACAGCGCCTTCTCCATCGCGGCCCGGATCAAATCTTGGGCCAGCGTCAAGGCTGCGCGGGGCGACAGCGGGATTTCCGCGACCTCTTGGCCGTTGTCCCAGACGTTCATGACCGGACCGGGGCGGATGGTAACAAGGTGCTTTACCATGGCTGTTCCCCCCAAGTGGCAGGCCATGCCTTGAGGCGCGGGGCGGGCGGCGGGCTGTTGTATTCCGCAGACTTCACCGCCGCTTTCAGCTTGGCCTTTTTTGCCTCCGCAATGCCGCTGCGATCCGGCATTGGCTGTTGGGTGTGTTCCAGCAGATCACTGGCGCAAGTGTCACACCCGCAATAGCCGCGCAGGTGGTTGTGCTGGCGACAAACGCCCGACCAATTATAGCGGGAAAGCGTGGTCTGGCAGTCGGGTTGACGGCATGTTTTGGCTTTGGTCATCTGTTTCACCTCTGCAAAATTTTGCAAATTTTCGACATGCGAAGGCGCACCGCGCTAGCGATGGCCCCCACAGTGTAAGCGGTTAAGAATGCCGCCAGTTTCAGCCATCTCATTGACCACCTGCGATGCGATCGGCAGCCTTCTCAACGGCGCTCAGATACATATCGACGGCCTTGACCGCCCAAGATGGCATGTCGTTTTCGCACTGCATCCAGTAAATTATTTGGCGAGGCGAGACACCCAAAGCGCGGCTGGCTTTTGTGGATATGGCGGTCTGCGTCGGGCCATTGAAAGCGGCCCGCAGTTTGTTCGCATCCGCGCGGCGCGAGGCCATGCGGAAATCGACGTTTGTTTTTTGTGCAAGAATTTTCACGACTCTTTCCCTATGGTTGCCTTGTGAGAGACCACCGGAAAAATCAGAAGAAAGTCGGGCCGAGGCGGTCATTGTGCCGCCTCGGCTTCGTGTTGCTCGATAGTTGCTGCGACCGGCATCCAAGCCGCTGCCTTTATTTTGCCCTTGGTCAGCCGTTCAATCCGGACAGCAAGGTCGAGGCTCGGACGCGCAGCGCCCGTCTCGATCCGGGAGACCATAGACTGCTTTACGCCCAGCAATTCAGCCAGTTCGCGCTGCCCCATTTTTCGGGCGTTCCTGTATGCAATAAGATCCTTCATGGGGATTTGATACACCACACGTATCATTCATGCAAGCGATTTGATGCGCAGGGCGTATTTGATTAATCTTCAAAAAAAAAAGAGTATCCGCGCATGAATTTAGCCAGAATCAGACTTTCCAAAGGATTGAGCCAGCGCGATTTGGCTGAAATGATCGGTGTGAGTCAGCCGACCATTCAACGCGCAGAGTTGCTTGACCGGGGGTCAAAGATGGGCACGTATATAGATTGCGCAGAAGCTCTTGGCATTGAGCTTTCCGATATTTTCGCAAGCGGTCGGGAACTCATCATTTCCGAGTTGTTAGCGCGCTTTCAAGTCCTTCCAGAATCAAGTCAGGCTCAAGTCCTGGCGATTCTGGAATTTGTAGAATCTCGGGCAGAGAATTCGAAATAATAAGCAAGAATTCGTCAAGCTCTTGATCTGTTAGGCGCCGCAAGCGATTGCGAAATTCTTCAATCATACCCTCCCCCAAATTAAATCAGATTGAAAATCATATAGATCTCAATCGCCATCCTACCGCTTACCGCGAGTGATACACAACCCAATCGCGGGCATTAAACGCGCCGGAGTAAATTATGTGCGCCTGCGCCGCCTGATACGCCATGTGAATTTTTCCCATTGACGCGATGATACGTGCGGTGTATCAATCTCCCAAGCAAAGACGCAAGGGAAAGATAAATGATTTTCACACCTGAACACCGGGCCAAGCTGGAACAATACCTCGCAGGGCACGAGCTGTCCGAAGGGCTCGGCAACAAGGAAAACGCCTGCTCTTTGGCCGCGATCAATCTGGCGATAAGCGGCATGCTGTCGGATGACATTCCGCATTGCATGTCCGAAGTTTTGGGCCATGCAACAATCCAACTGCAAGATGCCCTGCCGGCAACCATGCGCAACTCTGACCGTTTCAAGAAATTACTCCCGGATATGGCCGGGACGGGCCGGGAGAGGGATGACGAGCGGCTTGCAATTCTGATGGACTGGATGTGGGGAACGGTTTTGCCGGAACTCCAACCAATTGCGGACGCGCACGGGTTTGGCAGCGAGTGGCGCAAGATGTGCGATGAGCGGACAACGGAGGCAGCCCGTGCCGCCCGTGCCACAGCCACAGCCGCAGCCGCCCGGGCCGACTATGCCGCAGCCGCAGCCGCCTCGGCCGCCTCTGCCGCCCGGGCCGACTATGCCGCAGCCGCAGCCGCCTCTGCCGTCTTTGCCGCAGCCGCAGCCGCCTCTGCCGCCTCTGCCGCCCGGGCCGCCTTTGCCGCAGCCGCAGCCGACTCTGCCGCCGCCGCCGCCCGGGCCGCCTCTGCCGCAGCCTCTGCCGCCTCTGCCGCCCGGGCCGCCTTTGCCGCAGCCGCAGCCGACTCTGCCGCCGCCGCCGCCGCCATACCCGCCGCCGCCGAGGGCTTCTGGCCCAGCGTCGATCCTATCGGAGTGCTGGAACGAATGACCTATTTGGGAGAGACGAAGTGAGTATCCTAAACCTTCTCGTTACCGAGCCAGCCGGATCCGCGCTGGGGTCTATGCCAAAAGCAAACGCCACGACCGCAGCTTTCCGATACCTCAAGACGCGCCACGTTGAACTTTCCGAAATTCTAGACGCCTTGCACAATTTCACAGTGTCTCAACACTCTGACCCTGCCCATGAAGACAGCGTTGGCGGCGCGGAGTGGATTTTAGAAGCCGCCAGCGAATTACACGCCAAGTGCATTGCGCACAACAGCGTTGAGCAAAAGCGCGCCAATGCGATGGAGGCAGCAGAATGACCCATCACCGCGCTTTATTTTGGGGCCTTCTTATGTCGATTGCCGCCGCTGTTGCTCTCTGCGCCAGTTCGTTTGGCGCAATGATCGGGGGTGCGTGATGTGGCTTGGTTACTTCCTGCCCTTGGCAATCATTTTCTGGCTGCTGATAGCACTCAAGATTTTGGGCGTCCTATGACCGCCCCAACCGAACGCCGGACACCCCGGCCAGCGCAGGCGGGCGACGTTTCCTCCCCGTCACAAGCCCGCCTGCCCCACCAGATCCACGCCTGTGGAAACCGTGCCCCTGCTCTCTCTCCTCCCTGTGCAGGGGCCGTACTTCCCCCGGATTGCCTTCGGGCGTCCGGGGGCCTTTTCGGGGCGCATTGCATGGGGGCCGCTTGGCAGCTCGACCAGATCAGAAAGGCAGGATTATGACCGATTACGAGCGCGACCTGCGCAACGCCAAGGCGCTCTACCTGCGCGCCGCAATTATCGCCGCCGCCATGATTGTCGCAGTCCTGTTCGGGATGGCGAGCGAGGGGGCAATGACACAATACAACGCCGCGCGAATAGCGGCAGGGAGATAGGACATGAATGAAATGAGAAACAAGCCAACCGCAGAAACAAGCACCGCGCTCGCACTGCCTGCCGCAACTGACCTTGCCGCTCTCTTTAAGTCTGAGAACGGCTTGACCGGGCTGCTCGACAAGCTGGAAGCCACAGTCAAAGCCGAGGCAGAAAATCTGGATGCGAGCACGCAAAAGGGCCGCGACGGCCTGAAATCACTTGCCTACAAGGTAAGCCAGTCTAAGGCAGAAATGGACCGTCAAGGCTTGGCGCTGACTGAAAAGGCGCGCGCTGAGATTGCGGCAGTAAACGCTGGACGGAAAGCGGCGACGGAACGCCTAGACGCACTTCGCGACGAAACAAAAAGGCCCGTTACAGAATGGGAAGCTAAAGAGGCCGCGCGGGTTGACGCGCACAAGATAGCTTTGAAAGCATTCGACCTTGATCGGGCGACCGCACAAGACACGCCATCCCATATTCGAGAAGTGATTGCTGGGATTGATGGCCTGACTCTTGGCTCTTCTTGGGATGAGTTCGAGGAATTTGCCGAGGCAAAATCCAAGGCTGCGCTTGACAAATATCGCGCCGATCTTGTTGCGGCTGAAAAGCGTGTTGCCGATGAAGATGAGTTGGCGAAGCTGCGCGCCGAGGCCGCAGAGCGCGCAAAACGTGACGCCGAAGAGGCAGAACGCAAGGCTGAAGCTGAACGCCAGCAAGAGGCCGCGAGACGCGCGGAACAGGAGCGTGCCGAGGCCGTCAAACGTGAGGCAGAGCGTCAAGCCCAGATCGAACGCGCCCGGGAAGAGGCCTCGCGTCATGCCGCCGAAGCAGCAAAGGCCGAGGCAGAGAGGGCCGCGAAAGAAGCTGCGGAGCGCCACGCCCGCGAATTAGCTGAGGCTAAGGCCCGCGAAGAGCGCGCCGCACAAGCTGAACGCGACCGGATAGCGGCAGAGCAGAAGGCCAAAGACGACGCCCGCGCGAAACGGGAGGCCGATCAAGCGCACCGCGACCGGATCAGGGGCGATATCATCAAGGCCCTTGAATCTATGCGAGGCGCGGCAACCCCCGGAGATATTGCCGACGCCTTGATGGGCGGGAAAATTCCACACGTAGAGGTGACGATATGAACGCAATTCAAAAAATGGACGCGCCACAAGATCAGGCGCAAACGATTGACCCTATGGTCAGCATGATCGAGCGCGTGGCGACGGACCCGCAGCTACCAATCGAACGCCTGAATGCCGTGATGGATATGCGCGAGCGGCAGATGAACAAAGAAGCCGAACAGGTTTTTAACCAAGCCTTCGCTGGCGCTATGGCGGAAATGCCAGACGTGCCAAAGGGCGGAAAAAACAAGCACAGCGGGCAGACTTATTCGACCCTAGATGACCTGATCCGAACCACGCGCCCTGTTCTTGCGCGGCATGGCCTGTCCTTGAACTGGCAGACCACAGTGACCGGAAACGAATACAGCGTCACGGCCATTGTGCGTCATGCCATGGGGCACAACATTCAAACGACGCTGGCAGGCTCGCGCGACAACGGCAAGCAGATGAACCCCCTGCAAGGCGGCGGGTCAACCGAGACCTATTTGAAGCGATACACCGGGTTCTCGATCCTTGGCTTGTCGTCTGGTGATGAGGTCGAAGATGACGGCAGCAGCGGTGGTTCAAACCCCAACACAATCACCGCAGAGCAATATCTTGAGCTTAGAGACTTGATCGAACAGGCCGGAATTTCTGAGGAAATCGTATGCACCGCCGAACGCATCAACATTCTTCCGGAATTGACGAAAGAAAAGGCCGCATCGGTGAAGAAACGTCTTGAATTGACAATCCAGCAGAAGGCAGCGGCAGCATGATTGAGCAGGGCACCGAAGAGTGGCACCAAGAGCGGCTTGGGAAAGTCACAGCATCGCAAATGGCAAACGTCCTGATGGCGAAGTCAAAAGCAGGCTATCAGAATTATCTGGCGCAACTGGTTTGCGAGCGGTTGACAGGGAAAGTCACCGAGACGTTCAAGAGCGCCGCGATGGAACATGGAAACGAGACCGAGGCACAAGCCCGCGCATCTTACACGATGCACAGCGGCCTAATGGTAGATCAGGTGTCCTTTGTCGTGCATCCGCTTATCCCAGACTCAGGGGCCAGCCCTGATGGGCTTGTGGGCGAGAAAGGGCTTGTTGAAATCAAATGCCCGCAGCCCGCAAAGCATATCAAGACGCTCTTGGACGGCAAGATCGACCGCAACTACCTTTTGCAGATGCACTGGCAGATGGCCTGCACGGGGCGCGATTGGTGCGACTTCGTTTCATTCTGCCCGATGATGCCTTACGAAATGCAAATTCATGTTGAGCGGGTCAAATTTGACCCGGCCATGAAAGACGAACTTGAAGCCGCCGTGATCGGTTTTCTTTCCGAGGTCAAAAGCACCGAGGCGCAACTTAAATCAGCAATCAAAGAGGCGGCATAATGGC